GATAAAAACAGGAGAAAACCTTGAAAACACCGAGAAAGAGAGGAATTTGAAATGACAACCAGTGGAATCACGAATATCAATGCCAAGCTGATTCACCAGCATCCGGATAACCCACGAAAAGACCTGGGCGATTTATCAGAGCTGAGTGAGTCAATAAAGAAGAAAGGAATTATGCAGAATCTTACGGTAATTCCGGGATATTGGGATGAAAACCGGGTGCACCACGATGAAGGATACACGCTGATCATCGGGCACCGCCGGTTCGCCGCCGGAAAAATGGCAGGCGTAACTATGTATCCATGCCGGATTGTAGAGGACATGAGCTATAAAGACCAGGTCGGAACCATGTTGGAAGAGAATATGCAGCGCATCGACCTGACACCATTGGAACAGGCAGAAGGCTTCCAGATGATGTTAGATCTTGGAGATACGGAAGAACAGATTGCAGAGAAGACCGGATTCTCCAGGACAACCGTGCGCCGGAGGCTGGAGATCGCGAAGCTTGACCGGGATCTGGTGAAGGAAAAGACGGATGAGAACGGGGCATATCAGCTAAATCTAAAAGACCTTGCCCAACTGTCGAGAATCGAGGATGTTGAAACCAGAAACCGAATCTTAAAAGATGCAACAGACTCCAGACAGATTCAGTGGAAAGTAGAAACAGAGATTAAAAACAGGGAGAAGGAGAAGAATAAGAAGATTATAATCGAGCTCTTGGAGGCAGCAGGAATAAAGAAAGCCACAAAGGAGATAGAGAGAAAACGCTATACCGAAGAGGTAAAAGATAAAAAGAGTATTCCACTGGATAAAGAGCCACCAAAGAGAATCAATATCCGCGGAAAAGAACTGTATTATCTGGATGGTTGGAATGGGATTGATGTAGTGGAAAAACTCCCGAAATCAGAAAAGGTTGAAACAGAATGGGACAGGCAGAGAAAAAAGATAAAGCAGTTGAAAGCTTTACAGAAAAAAATGAATGAAAGAAAAAAAGAATTCATCCGGACAATAGCGGACGGAAAAATCGAACTGCTAAAAGACGAGGAACGCCAGAAAATCATTGAAAAGATGATTCGGAACATGATGGAGAAGTCCTGTTGGTTAGGAAATGGAATGGTTCTAAAATTTTTTACCGGGAAAAGCCTGTATGATGCAGATGAGAAAGAAAAGGAAGAAGCAGAAGAAAAAATACAAACACTGGATACGCAGGTGTTGCTCCTGATTGCAATGAACAACATGATGGATGATTATACCGGGGATTTAGTAGAGTATTCCGGAGAATACAAAGAGGATGCCGGAAAGAGATACCAGGAATGCTTCAAAATCTTAATGCGTTATGGCTGGAGTTATGAAAGAGAAGAGGCGGATTTGGTCTACGGCAACCATGAGCTATACAAAAAGGAGTCCTAAGATGGAGCAGTTAAGTATAGAAGACTGGAAACCGGATGCCTGCCCGAAAAATATAACCGTAGAAGAATATCTGGCCACATTTCCCAAAATCAAATTAACCCGCCGGGAATATCTCCAGACAATTCCCTTGTATCATGCGGCTCTGTACCTTGCAGAGACAACCCAAAAAGTACACAGTTCACAGGAATGGTATCTGTATTTAAACGAAAAAGTAGATCAAAACGGGGAGGTGTTATCTGGTGAATATGATGTTTCCGAAACCAACCAAGAAGAAACGTAAGAAGCACAAAAAAAGCATTATGCAGCCAAAAGGCGATCGTCGGTGCTATCTGTGTATGTTACTGGATGGAGATTTTACATACAAGCCATATCTGGAAGAGCATCATGTTTTGTTTGGTAACACCCATGCATTTGCAGAGGCGGAAGGGTTAAAAGTAAATCTCTGCCTGGAACATCACCGGAACGGACCGGCAGCAGTCCATAACAATGCCAAGAACGCGCGGATCCTGATGGCGAAAGCCCAGGAAGTGTACGAAAGAACCCATACAAGGGAAGAATGGATGAAAAACGCCGGAAAGAATTATTTATAGGCACCACAGGAAGTTAATATATCACAATTTCGCAGAGTGCATGGCTGCCCGGTGCGGCAGCCAGAAAGGAGCGACATGAAGAAAGAGCTGTTTGAGCTTAAAAGAAACATGAGGATAGAATTATGCAACATCACTAAGATAACAGGATATATCGTAGACAATAACAGGGACTGTCGGTTGGAGTTTACAAAGACATTTTTAAATATTCCGGAAACAGAGCAGTTCAAATATTTGGATATTTTCGAAAAGGTCTTATCTGGAAAGCCGGGAAAAAATATGTTCCAGTTGGATTTTCTGGACAAAGAAAGAGCCAGATATTTAAATGCCATTGCAAATACAGAGCTGAAGGACGATGAAGTGCGTCAGATCTTCTTGGAAGAAATTGCAGAGTCCATAGATGTATCGAACAAAACATACACCTTAATCCTGATCGCCAGCGGAATCTATGATATCCCGAAGATTGCCACAGATGGAACTGATCTGTATGAAAGCGAAGAGGTTTACCGGTATATGATTGGTTGCTTATGTCCGGTAGGATTATCGGCAGCAGGATTATCCTATGCACCGGAGCTGACAGACGTTCAGGAACGGACAAGGGACTGGGTGGTAAGCATGCCGACGCAGGGATTTTTATATCCAGCATTCACAGACCGTCACAGTGATCTGGATCATGTCTGGTACTATAGCAAACGTCCGAACGATCCGGACAAAGGATTGATCACACAGACCTTATGGTGTAAATTACCGTCTACGCCGGAAGAACAGAAAAAAGCATTTAGGGAAAGCTTAAATGCAGTGAACGGAAAAGTGAGCCTGGAGCAGGCGAAAGATCTGTATCATTCACTTGGAAGAATCAAGGATATTAAATCGGATTCAGAAGATAGAAGGCTGAAAGCAAGCGAGATAGAGAATGTCTTGAAAAACATTGGGATTGATCCGGAGGCGGCAGCAGAAAGTGCCAAAGGCTGCAATATTGCCGAGATTGACACAGAGAACACCGTAAATACGAAGAGATTTGAAATCGGACTTCCGGATGCGCATGTGACCGTAAATGCTGATCGGACGGATCTGGTATCAACCAGAGTGATTGATGGTGAAGAATACATCCTGATCAAAGCAGACGGCGGTATCTGTGCAAATGGAATCATTTTAGAGAACCGGGAGAGGGAGAAAGATGAAGAGGAAGATGACTAAACCCGGCAATATGCGGGCGTTCATATACTCGGTAAGTAAGAAAATGCGCAAGGTAAGACGGAAAGGAACAAAAAAATGAAAGTTGGAGACAAAGTACAGTTAAGGCGCAGGATCTCCCAGAAGGGAGGTAAAACCAGACTCGCCACGGAAAAGGTCACGATCCTTGGAATCTATCCGCATCATATACAGGTCAGAAACCAGAAAGGGATTGTGAGGAGCTATATAAACTGGGAGTGGCAGCAGTTGACCAGCAAAGAAGGAATGGAAGGCGTAGAATCATGGCGCAGGAAGGGGTAAATAATGACTGAAAAAGAAGTATGCCTGATGTGCGAAAACTATTCTGAAGACACAAAATGTGATCAGCATGATAGCTGTAAGCTCATGGCGGTGCTAAAAGAGAATCGGGCACTAAAGAAAAAAGTAAGCCAGTTGAAACGCCAATTGGATGAATCAGAACTGAAACGATCATACATGGTAAATCCAAGTGCAATTGGATACCGTAATGATATGGGGTGGTAAAGGAGAAAAAAATGGGAAAATTGTCAAGAAGAGATATGGAAGAGTTAAGAGAAGCCTGCAGCTACGATTGCGGATATACCGATACAGAAGAGGTTGTAAAAGATATCACAGCGCAGGTTCTTGAAGAATTGGATTCGGATACAACATATGGAGATGAGGTTGGGCTGGTAGACAGCGACAGAGGAGAAGAATTTACAACACTGGATGACTTTGTGAGAATCTTCTGGGATAAGGCAGTAGAAAAGATCCTGAATGTTGTAGAGACACAGGAGAGGTAAGAATATGGAAAACAGAGAATTAAAAGAATATCTTGCAGAATTTGCCGATAATGCACCAGTGAGCATTATTATGGCAAACCCAAAAAAAGAAAGCTATATATTCCGGAAGAACTTTTTATGTTAAGAGATGAAAAAATAGGACAACCGGTGCTTTGCATCCAGATCGCAGAAGAAAGAGAGATGAAGGAGGATGAAATAAAAGCAGCTGAAGAAGATGAAAAGAGGGAAAAGTAAGAGATTAAATTTCCGAAACTTTTATTTTTCAATTTCCAAAAGAAGAGGAGGCTGAAGATGAATAATCAACAAGCAATAGATAGATTAGTGAAACATCTTGAATGGGGCTGGACTGAGGAAACAGTAGAAGCCATTGAAATGGGGATACATGCACTAAAAGAAACACAGTGGATTCCATGCAGTGAGAAGATGCCGGAGGATAATACGGATGTAATTGTATGCTTTTACAGCGGAACAGTAACAGAGATGAGATATTGGGGAAATGGAATCTTTCAAGGAATCTATGAACACACGGCAAAAACAATTGTTGCCTGGATGCCGTTGCCGGAACCTTATAAAGGAGAATGATATGAGCGAATTAAAACCATGTCCTAGATGTGGAACGAAAGCATATCTTTCAAGAGATGTAGTAGACGGATTTTATTTCGGATGGTCGGCTGGCTGTCCGAGATACTGCCACTACGATGGAATACATGGAACAACAATAGATACGTCCGAGGAAGATTGCTATGCGGTACACGGAGCGAATTCCAAAGAGGAAGCTATTGAGATATGGAATAACCGTGTTGAGCATCTGAAAGAACTCGATCAACAGAAAGGTTGCAAGAAAATCTTCGAAGAAATGCAAAAGAATCAGTTGAGATAAAGGAGAAAAAGATGGAAATTAAAGAAGCTATGGAGATATTGGAGAAAGACATACATACAGAAGTTCCGAAAGCAGCTATCAGTGCAAGAAAGCATGATGCAGCTGTGCGAATGGCTCTCGTTGCGTTGGAAAAGCAGATTCCAGTAAAGCCGATTATCTTAGACCAACTGAACGGAGATATCGACTACGAATGCCCTATGTGTGGCAAACAGGTAATGTCGGATGCGGAAAGCAGAAACAACTATTGTGGCGAATGTGGTTGTAAATTTGATTGGAGTGAAATTGATGAGACTGATTGATGCGGATGAATTTCAAAAACAGATAGCAGGAATGGCAATCCTGAACAATTATCCACCAAACAAAGCTAATGCACTTTGCGAATTGGTAGATAACCAGCCGACAGCATTTGACGTGGAGAATGTTGTCTCTAACTTAGAGCAGCTAACTTGATGGAGCTTGTGAGTACTGCGGATATTGCGAATGTCTCAATGAGTGCTGGGATGGAGATATGAGTGAAGAGCACGCTATCAATATGGCAATTGAAATAGTGAAGCGAGGTGGACTGGATGAAAGTTAAGATCGAAGACTTCTTACTGACAATGGGAGAATATTGCAAAGAACATGATGTTGAAGAGTGTTTACAGGGAAAATGCGGGCTAAGTGTAGACCATGATGATCTCGGAAATGGTGATGAATACAATGGATGCATCATGTTTGGATGCAATCATCCGAAGTATGCAAAGATGATAAAAAAAGAAATTCTGAAGTACATGAAAGAAAGGCGGAAGCACAGATGAAAAGAGAAATATTATTTAAGGCAAAGCATATCCATGCGCTACCGGAAAATGAATGGATGGAGGGAAAATGGGTAGAGGGATTTCTTTCTGGTGAAGATTACATAAACGATGGGACTTATGAATACATGATTGATCCGGATACGATCTGCCAGTACACTGGACTCATGGATAAGAATGGAAAGAAGATCTGGGAGAATGATATCCTTATGTGCCATGATAATCCGGTTGATCTTGTAAAAGCAGTATTCGGAGAGTTTAACGTCATAGAAGTGGAAAGCGAAGAAGTAATAGACAGTGTAATTGGATGGCACTACGAAACGATTCCGACGGATGCTCTGAGCAAATGCGAACCGTTTTGCTATTCAATGCCATTAACGGAAGATAATGTAAAAAGGTGTAAGATGAAGGTTATCGGGAATATTTGGGATAAATCGGAGGATGCAAAACCGAAGGAAACCGATAATATTATTTATCATGATTTCATGAAGAAAGGCAGAGAATAATGAGTAACGGATGGATTCCAACAACAGAAAGACTCCCAGATCAACGGGAGTTCATAGAATCATATGTCAGAAGTGCATATGCAGCGGAGTTTCTGGTTACGATCGAGGGAGCAGATAAGGCAACAACATTGTATTATTCCCAGACAGGTGTCTGGTTCGATGAACAGGGAGAACCGTATAAGGTTGTGGCGTGGATGCCGATTCCGGAAAGGTATAAGGGATAATGGAAGATAAATATACAAAGACACTTGCATGGATAATTACAACAGTTGCAGTAATTATTGCAATGAAATGGACGGGATCAGCGTGGTGCTTATGGGCGCTGTTCATTCCGGCAATGATAGAGTAGCAGAGAAGGTGATGAAACATTGTATAAAAACCAGGAAGGATATCGTGATCCGACAGCAGGCAAAGCCATCCAGGATGCAAGCCGCATCCCACATCACGTAAAGGAAGCACATAAAGCATTAAAGGATATAGCAAGTCTGCTTGGATTCGAGGTCTTAGTATTAAGAGACAGGAAGACAGGGAGGGTATACCGATGGAAACAGTGAAAGAAGAGAACGAGAAGAAAAAGGAATACCTGAAACAGTACGGCAAAGCATTACGCCAGGAGAAGCGGATCGAGGAAGAGCTGGAACGCTTAAAGCTGGATAGGATGCTTCCGGGAGCACTGGCAGCAGATGGACTGCCAAAAAGCAGCAACCTTTCTGATCTGTCGGATTATGCAGCAGAAGTGGACGAACAGGAACGGAAACTGGTGGAACAGAGAAAGAAAAGAGTTAGGATCCGGACTGAAATCAGGGAAAGAATTGAGCAGATGGAAGACGAGACAGAGAAAGATATCCTGACTTATCATTACATAGATCTTATGAGATGGAAAGAAATCTGTGCAAGAACCGGGTATTGCTGGCAGTATGTGCATAAAAAGCATTCAGATGCATTGAAAAATTTTAAATATGCGATAGAATGCGACACTCAACCTGTGATATAGTATATGCAGGTAAAGAATTGAAACGGGGCAGCAGTCGAAAGATTGTTGCCTTTTTCTTTGCCATGAATTCCGGAAAGAGGTGTGGCGGTTTACTCTGGAAAGAATTTATTCATACGTCAGTACATTTGTTTGTTGCGATTATTACTTTTTTGAACTCCTTATTACAGATGCAGAAACCGCCAAAATAAAAATATGACAGACAAAGAAGCAAAAACATTTTACAACTCATCTGCATGGAAACATAAGAGAATGCAGATATTAGATCGAGATCATTACGAGTGTCAGGATTGCCGCAAGAGAATAAAAGACGCAGCTGCATCTGGCACACAGCTGATCGGAAGAGACAGAAAGATATGGAGAGCTGAAGAGGTACATCATATCCAGGAACTAAAGGAACATCCGGAACTTGGACTTGACGATGGTAACCTGGTAAGCCTATGTACGCAGTGTCACAACCTGAGACATGGCAGAGCACCGAAGAGGTTTGCTAGAAAGAAGAAGCTTGTGAGCATGGAACGATGGTAGCTACACTGAGGGCAGACATAGCTTAGGAGGAGGCAAGCGGACGGTGCAAGACGTCGCATGTGCGGTTCGAGTCCGCAGCTGTCCTCAATTGTTAAATAGCCCCCCGGTAAATTCTCAGCGATTTTTCCTGAGTGAAGAACGGGGATGTAGCCATGACTCTGGAGAAAAATTGAAATCTCGCGCGAAAAGGGTAGGGGTAGTATTTTTGGAAACTTACTATAAGAAAGAATTTTTAGAGACAGGCGTAAAAAGCCTGTAATTTTGGGCATAAAAACAGCAAAAAAAGGCATGATTTGAGTGAAAAGAGGTGAGCAAATTGACACAAAAAGCTATGAAAGAGTCATTGATAAGGCAGTTGGAGTTACGTGGGATGAAAGCGGAATTCTATATGGACATGATTGATGATTATGTGTATTATTGGTCGCTGAAAAAGAAATTAATCACAGATATCAGGGCGAAAGGGCTAAGGTATGAAACGATAAATGGAAATGGTGTAACTGTAGAAAAGGCGAATGAATCAGTGGTCAATTTGCAAAAGACAACGGCTACGATGCTGAAGATCCTGGCAGATCTGAAGTTAAAAGAGCCGGTACCAGAGCCGGAGAATCCTACAGATGGTTATCTGTAAAGAGATTGATTATTATCTCAAATATGCCGAAGAACATCCGAAGTGGATAAACAAGAAAAGAAAATTGCTCATAGAAAACATCGTGAAGCCGATATTAAAGCGGGACGATGTTTTTTTTGACGAGAAAACATATAGGGATTGCTTACAGTATTGTAAATCCAATTACTATGAGCTATTTCCATTCCAAAAGTTCATTTATGCCTTTGCATTTATGTATGTGGATGACATTCCAGTATTTTCAAAGTTCTTCATCAAGGAAGGACGTGGAAATGGCAAAGATGGATTCATCGTGCCGCTGGTAAATTTCTTTCAGACTCCGTTATATGGAGTGAAAAATTACCACGTTGAAATTGTGGCAAACTCAGAGAGCCAGGTGAAGGATACATTCAAAGTGGCTTATGATATGCTGCATGATAACCAGAAGTTCAAAGGAAAATTTTCCGTAACAAAAGAGCTGATAACAAACCTTGTGACCGGATCAGAAATGAAATACAACACATCCAATGCAAAGACAAAGGATGGTAAAAGAACTGGATGCCTGGTTCTAAACGAGATTCACGCATATGAGAATTACGATCAGATAAATGTATTTGAATCCTCTTTCGGTAAAGTTAAGCATTCACGAGAATTTATCATCACGACTGACGGATATGTGAGAGACGGCCCGCTGGATGAGATATCAGCAATGTGCGCTGAGATCCTGGAGACAGGAGAAAATCTGCTGGGATACTTCCCATTCATATGCGAGATCGATGATATGAAGGAAGTGGATGATCCGGAGGCATGGCATAAGGCGAATCCGTCGATGGAGTATATGCCGATTCTTGCGAATCAGATTATGCATGACTATTTAGAAATGAAGAAGATTCCTTCTAAGCGTGCAGAGTTCATAACAAAGCGAATGGACAGATCGGCGCGGAAAGAAGAGGAAACGGTCACAACCTGGCAGAATGTCCTACGAGCTTGCTATATAGGTAGGACAATGGAAGAGTTGGAACACAAGATTCCAAGGATAACATTGGATACACGAGGACAGGCAGCAGTCATTGGAATTGACTATGCAGATGTGCGAGACTTTGCATCCGCCGGTATTTTGACTAAGACTGATGAAGGTGAGTGGATTTGGAGACAGCATACATGGATCTGTGCAGATTCTCCATTTATCGATTCCATAAAGTTCCCACTGAGAAATGTAGGACAGACAGAATTTGAAGACTTCGAGATTGTTCCAGGTCCGGTGATTGATGTGAACCTGATCGCAGACTGGTGCATGGAACAGATGAAATACTACGAGGTCAAGAAGATTGCAATGGATACTTACCGGTACACATTGTTCAAACAGGCATTCGAAGAACGCGGGCTGACAATAGAAGACAAGAAGAACCCACATGGAATAGTCCGTCTGATTCGAAAGATAACATCAGTGACTGGAATTATCGCACCATTCATCCAGTCGATGTTCTCACAGGGCATGATTAACTTTGGACCATCTGCAATCATGCGATGGTATACAAATAATACAAGAGTATCTGAAGATAAATTTGGAAACAAGAGCTTTGGTAAAATTGAACCGAAGCTAAGGAAAAATGATGGATTTATGGCTTTTGATGTAGCAATGTTCTGCAAAGATGAGCTGGAAGTCCAGGTCGTATATATTTAACAGGAGAAGAATATGTTTAAATTTTTGTGGCAACGGGATAAGGAGATGCGGTCCCTTGCTGAGATTATTGCGGTGGATATGGAAAAGTTGAATTTATCAAAGTTGGCCATTGAAAAAGCAGTTATGATGATTGCGAAGGCAATTGCTAAATCCGATATCTTGATACAGACAGAAAGTAAAGAGAAAAATAAACAGGAGTATCGGCTGAATATACAGCCTAATGACCATGAGTGCGGAACTGTGTTTTGGACGGAAGTTGTAAGACAACTTCTTACGGTACAGGAAGTGCTGATTATTCCGTTAGGTGGTAAATATTATCTGGCATCAGCTTGGAATGTTAGCAATAATGTGCTGACTGAGCGAACATATAGCAATATAACTCTAACATGCGCCGGACATAACTATCCGATTTGGAAAAAAAAGCGATCATCAGAGGTGATACACCTAAAATATGATAATGCAAGAATTCGCCTGTATCTGCAAAATGTAGTTGGACAGTATGATCGGACGCTTGATGCTGTTAATGCGATGATGCGTATGTCCAGTATGCCGAGATTCAAATTAAAACTTGGGACAGCAACGCTATCATTCAGAGAAAAACAGGCAGATGGCACAGACAAAGAGATGACAAAGGATCAATATGTAAAAAAAATTAAGAACCTATTGGAATCGGATGAGCTTGCTGTGCTTACGGAAACGGACAATGTGGCGATTGAACAGCTGCAGATCAACACAACAACTAAGGCAGAAGAACTGGCAAAAATGGCATTGCAAATCAATAATGAGGTGGCAAACGCCTTTGACATTCCGGAAGCGGTATTTAATGGAAATATTACAGAAAAATCAGATGCCACGAACGAATTCATAACCTATGCCGTTGGTCCGGTGGCGGAGGTGATCAATGATACACTGACGGCTTATATAGTTGGTGAAAATGATTATTGCACAAAGAATGAAAAAGTTATGGTATGGCTGGCACGTTTCAAACACGTAGATGTTGTAGACAGTGCAACCAATCTGGATAAACTTCGCGGAATTGGATTTAATTACGATGAACTCCGTGAAATGGTAGGCTACACAGTGCTGAATACAGAATTCAGCCAGGCAAGAGCTCTGACAAAGAACTATGGAGAGGAGGGAAATGGTAATGCAGCATAGAAAACGCGATCAGTAGGAGGTGATCCAATTATCTCGGAGCTGTCCGTTAAACAGTAAATCCGAAAGAAAGGAAAGAGAACATGGACGCAAAAAAGTATTATTCCTTGGAATCTAAGAATGATGTGGCGGACCTCTACATCTTCGGTGACATCACATCATGGCCGTGGTTAGAAAGTGACGTATCAGCAAGCGGAATTGTGAACGAACTACAGTCCTTGGATGCAAAAGAAATCAATGTGCATATCAACAGCTATGGCGGTGAGGTCGCAGAGGGATTGGCGATTTACAATACGCTCAAGAATAGTGACATGAAAGTCACTACAATCTGTGATGGATTCGCTTGTTCCGCAGCATCAGTCATTTTTATGGCAGGCGATGAAAGAATCATCAATGAAGCATCACTGCTCATGATCCACAATGCATGGACATATGCGAATGGAAACGCTACAGAGCTTAGAAAGGCAGCGGAAGACCTTGATAAGATTACACAGGCTTCCGTCAATGCTTATGTAAGCAGAGCAACGATTTCAGAAGATGAGATCAAAAATCTCATGGAAAATGAAACGTGGATCACAGCTCAGGAAGCTGTAGAATATGGCTTCGCCACAAAAACCGAAAAGTCCGATGATGGCGGAATTAAACAATCAGCATTTGCGAATATTCGCAGTGCCATTCTTGAAAAAACGGCAAATGTAAAGCCAGTAGAAATTGCAATGCAGCTGGATGATGAAGCAATCGCAGAGGTCATTGCGGAAAGAGTAGTGAATCTTATACAGAAGAAAGAAGTTCCGGCAGAGCCAAAGGAACCAGCAAACAGCACTGGATGGAGTGCATTTTTTGAGTAGAAAGGAAAAGATAAAATGAAGATTGAAAATTTATCACAGGAATTAAAAGAAAAAGTTAAGCAGCTGTTAGAGAGCGCTCCGGCAGATCAGAAAGCGGATGCGATTATGCAGTCGATCGAAATGATCGAGGAAGCAGCACATGAAGATCTGATCAACCAGGTGGTGGCAGAAGCAGAAAGAGCGAGCCATGATGCTGAATTTAAGAAACAGCTTGGACTCCGCAATCTCTCACAGGAAGAAAAGAAATTTTATGAGGGATTCAAGGATATTAAGCAGTCTGTAACAGCAAATCAGATTGATATCATCCCGACAGAAATTATCGATCGCACACTCGATGATGTAAGAAAAGCATCTCCAATTTTAAAACTGGTAAACATGGCACCGGCAAATGTAAAGAAATGGATAGTAGCATCACATTCAGGTGCAGCGGTGTGGGGGAATCTTACGGATGAAATTAAGGGCGAATTATCTGGAACTATTTCAGCACTAAATATCGAACTCCATATGCTGTCCGCATATCTGGTGATCCCGAAAGCAATCCGTGAACTTTCCATGGAGTTTGTAGATCGGTATTTTATGGCAATCCTTTCGGAAGCAATGCAGGATGGTCTTGTAAAAGGTTATCTGGATGGAGATGGAAAGACTGGGCCGATCGGTATTTTCCGTCAGATCGGAACCACAAATGAAGATGGAACAAATAAAGCGAAGACCGTTTTAAATAACATCACCAAATTCAGCCCGAAGGGACTTGCAAATGTAAGAAAAACTCTTACAAATAACGGAAAACGTGTTGTTACCAAACTGTATCTGATTTGCAACCCGGCGGATGAAGCGGAATATGTAGATCCGTGCATGTTTGGAGAAGCACTTACTGGTGGATATGTCAATAAAACATTCATTGATATTGAAAAGATCCCGGATGCTAACTGCCCGCAGGGTAAAGCAGCATTTACCATTGATGGACATTACACAATGGGTGCGACGGGTGTAAGAGTAACAGAATATGATCAGACCAAAGCGATGGAAAATGCGGATCTGATCATTGCGAACTGCTTTGCGAATGGACGAGCTGTTGATGATAATGTTGCAGTTATCTTCGACGTCACAAAACTTGAAGAGTATGTGATTAACGTACATCAGACATCTACTGCATCCGTTTAGTAAGAGTGAGGGCAGAGTATGAACGAAAATGAACTATCCATTCTTGTTGATGAGATGAGAGAAGAGTTCCAGATTCCTCCATACTGCGATGATAGACAGCTGAGAAATCTTGCAAAAGAAGGTGAACATACAGTCGGGAGATTGAATCCTGGCTGCAGCATCACCAAAGATTTGACGTATCGAATGCTAATGAAGAATTATATGTATTATTCTTATCACCATCGAGTAAGTGAGTTTTTTGAGAATTATGCAAGTGTGATCCTGACTTGGCAGATGGAGACGGAGGTGGACGTAAATGGCACTGCCTGAATACACTGACGGAGTATTTGAACTGTATCGCATCGAAAATGATGAGTCGGAAGATTATCCGGAAGAAAAGCTCCGTGATACCGGAATGCGCTTTTGGTATCGTGAGCTTGCGGTATATGACACCACCAGAGCAAAGCTATCCGCTGACAGCATCGAAGTGACGCTAAAACTCGCTATTCCACAGTATAAGCAGATTAACAGTAAATGTGTCTGTATTATTGGCGGAGAACAACACGAGATCTACAATGTGGCGCACATCACTACGAAAGATGGATTTAGAGAGTCGGAACTGACACTTAAAACGCCGGCGCATGACAGGGAGGTTATCGATGACACAGAAAGAATTGAGTGATATTCTACATGGCACCGGATGCCCGGTAAATGAAGGGATATCAAGCCTAAAAAATGAAAAAAACTTTCCGAGGATTGATTACTGGGAGATTGCCTGGGAAGATGTAGTTGCATCCGGAGAAGAGTATGCAGATAAAATTACCTGGCAAATAAGCTTTTATGCACAGAAACCGAGAAATCCAAAGCTTCTGGAACTTCGTGATACATTGCGAAAACTAGGATTTCATCCGATGATATCTCATGAATATAACACAGAGGACAGGATCTGGCACTCTTATTTTGCGATTGAAACAGATGGAGAAAGCTTATGAGCAGGTCATATTCTGGCGGAGAAATAACCTTTGATGATTCGGGGGTGGAAGATTTTGAGAAAATGCTGAAGCAATATGCGGCAAAAGCAGATCCGGAAAATGCATTGGATGCAATTGAAACCGGCGCGAAGGAATTTGTAAATGATCTGTTAAAGCTGCCAAAACCGCGAAGCGAAGTGAAAAAGCCAGGATATACCCATTTGATAAATACGTTTGCAATGGAAAGAGCCAGAGGCGAGATTAAAGTTGGATGGGGAAAATATTATGGTCCAATGGTAGAGCGGGGAACAAAGAAGATGGCAGCGAGAGCGCATTTAAAACCGCTTTTTGAACAGAACAAAGAAAAATATTACAGAAAAATGACTGAGAAGATATTTGATTAGGAGGCAGACATGGCGATTAAAACAAAGAAACCGTCGCGGAAACAGACGGTTGGAGCACAGTACCTGTGTTTTGCAAGTGCAGAAGAGACAGGGGACTATGAAGCAGATGTTGAAAAGACAGAAGTTGTGAAAAATGTAAAGATCACAGAAAATTCAGAGACAAGTGACGCTTATGCATCCGGAAAGGTTTATGACTCGGACACACCGATGACATCAATTGATGTTGAAGTGGAAGTGATTGCTTTCCCAGACGATACGATTTCCAGAATGAGAGGAGATACAGTAGAAAAGAGTGGTCTGATTTTATCGGGAGCCAATTCGGAACGACCGTTTTTTGCTTATGGCAAGGTTGTTAAATTAAAAAACGGAAGCTGCAGGTATGAATGGTATCCAAAATGTAAACTTACTGAAAACTCAGACGATGTGGCAACATCAGAGGAAAAAGCCAGTGAGCAGACGGACACGATCAAGATCAGGGCATACCCGTTTGATATTGCGGGAAATATATTTACAAAGGTAACGGAAAGTACAGCACCAGAAGGGTTGACAGAAGAGAAATTCTTTGCAAAACCGATCCTGACAGATGCAGATCTGACGGCAGCTCTCTCATAAGGAGGGGTGAAACTTGGACGAAAAACTTATAACGCTCACGGATGGTACAAAACTGGAAGTGAAAGTAAATTTCTTGACACTCTATATGATTCAAAAAAATGGTCTTGCGAAAATTCTGACAGGTAAAAAAGAAAATGAATTATCTGAAGATGAAAACATGGAAGCAGCGGCAAAGTTGATCCATGTAATTTTAAGATCGAATGGATTAAAAGTGGATGAAGAGGAAGCAATGCTACTTACACCGATGGATCCGAAAGAGATAAGATTGCTATTCGATGAATTTGGAAAGAAAGTTGAAAAATATAAAAAAAAAGAGCAGGCGAAGAAAACGCGTCCGCCGAAGAGGAGGCGGAAGAGGAACCGATAGAAATAAACTGGGCGGAATATATGGTGGTTGCAAGAAAGATGGGGATGAATGAGGATGAATTTTGGAACTCAGACCCCGTCTTTTTTAATGAATGTCTGGAAGTGTTTGACAAAATGGAAAAACAGAAGGTAGGTGTAGGAGATGTCGAATGATTTAAAAACAGTAGGGTTGTCCTTTAAGGCGGACGGTGCTGTAGATTTCAAGAAATCATTGTCAGAAGTAAATAATGCGGTGAATGAAAATAGATCTGCATTCAAACTTGCAAAATCTGAATGGGACAAAAGCACATCTTCCGCCGAAAAGTTAAGGGTAACTCAGGAGTATTTACAGAATCAGACAGAAGCTTATACCGCCAAAGTGGACAGACTGACGGAGATCCTGAAAGCGCAAGAGAATGCAGAAGTAAGAGATGAGGCAGCAATATCAAAGACGCGGCAGCAGTTGGACAATGCGAAAGCATCTCTGAACAATTATAAAAGCGGTCTCGAAGATGTTAATAAAAAGTTAGAAAGCGGTGCTGCAACACTTGAAGACTATTCAAAAAAAGTTGGAAATTTCAGTGAGACAACTGGAAAAATCGGCAGCAGTCTAAATAAAAATGTGACAGCACCGGTTGCGGCAGCAAAAGCCGGCATTATGGCGGCTTGGAGTCAAGTAGATGAAGGAATGGATATTATCGTTGAAAAGACCGGGGCAACAGGTGATGCACTGGAAGAAATGCAGAATTCAGCGAGAAATATTGCCAAAAGTATTCCGACAGATTTTGCCACAGCTGGATCGGCAGTAGGTGAAGTTAATACCAGATTTCATTTAACAGGACAGGAGTTGGAAAATCTTTCAAAGAAATTCGTAGAATTTTCAACATTGAATAATACGGACGTATCATCGTCAATAGATAGTGTGCAAAAAGCGTTAGAGGCATTCGGATTAGGTGCGGAGGATGCCGGCGCAATGCTTGATACAATGAACAAAGTTGGACAAGATACCGGAATATCAATGGATTCACTGTCGCAATTGATGGTATCAAATGCAGCGGCGTTGAAAGAATTAGGAATGTCAGCAGCAGATGCAGCTACGTTCCTTGGACAATGCGAAACGTCTGGGGTAGATACATCGGCAGTGATGACTGGTCTGAAAAAAGCACTAACAAATGCATCAAGCGAAGGAAAAACGATGAAAGAAGCATTGTCAGAACTTCAAAATACAATGCTTAATGCGGAAACATCTGCGGATGCTTACAATGCAGCAGTTGATCTGTTCGGATCGAAAGCTGGTCCGGCACTTGCGCAATTTTGTAAAGACGGGAAATTGAATTTTGAAGAACTTGGAGCATCCCTAGATGAAAATCTCGGAAGTGTTGAAGATACGTTTAATGCAACTTTGGATCCGGCTGATCAGTTCAAAATAACCTTAAATGAATTGCAAGATGCCGGATATGATGTGGGAAATGCACTTGGTCCGGTGCTTGCGGAATGCCTTCAGACAGTTACGCCGATACTGAAAGATTTGATTAGTATGTGGAATTCACTTTCTCCTGAAACACAGGAGATGATCATTAAATGTGCGTTGCTTGTGGCTGCGCTTGGTCCGGTATTTAGCATAATCAGTAAAGTGTCTGGGGGAATATCAGGAGTGATTGATGTAGGAGCGAAGATAGCTCCTGTGATGTCAAAAGCAGGGACGGCTTTTTCTGGATTTAATGCTATTCTTGCGGCAAATCCGATAATTCTTGTTATTGCGGCGGTTATAGCTCTAATAGCTATTTTTGTAACTTTATATAATAAGTGCGAATGGTTCCGCAAAGGAGTAAATTCTGCATTTGAGAGTATAAAGAAATTTATCCATACAACAGTGGAGCAGATAAAAGATTTTTTAAATTTCGATTGGAAGCTTCCGAAAATAAAACTACCGCATTTCAAGATAAGTGGAGGATTTAGCTTATCACCACTGAAGACACCAAAATTTTCTGTAGATTGGTATGCAAAAGGTGGTATTTTGAACAGCCCGACAATCTTTGGAGCAAACGGGAACAGCTTAATGGGTGGTGGAGAAGCCGGAAAAGAAGCGGTGCTTCCAATTGATTTACTGAAATCTTACATTCGAGAAGAAAATCAGGCGAACAATGAGATCCTCGCACAGATGATCGCTGAGGCGATTGCGGCAATGTCCTTAGTGGTAGAGAATAATATCACTCTTGGAGACAAAAAACTTGCAGAGGTTCTGGTAGATGCTGTCGTAAAGAAAATGTCACAGAACATCAAATGGAAGAAAGGAGCTGCAGGAATTTGATCGAAATTGAATACAACAAAATCCTTGCTTCCAGTCTTGGACTGTATATGAAAAATCTCCCATATATTCCGGCTGCAGTAAAAAAAGACTCTTCAGTAGAAATACCGGGGAGCGATGGCACAATGTATATTCTGGAAGGTGGATATGAATCAACAAAGATCAAGATAGATTTTAATTTTATCGGGGATGCTGACCGGTGGGATGAACGACTTGGACTTGCGAAGAAATGGTTATCAGCCAGAAATAAGCTGCTTCGGATTGGTTCGGATCCGGAGCATTTTTATAAAATATTAAAAGTAGAATTGGATGAAGCGGAACGAACCACAGAAAGGATTGGAAAATTTACAGCAACCTTTCTGACAAAAGATGGGCTGCGATATCTGGAAAGCGGACTCGGAGAAATGAAAGCCAGAGATGTGGTAGATAATCCATATGAAGTTGCGTATCCAATCTATAAGATTACTGGCGAGGGTGAGTGTACTTTAAGTGTTAATGGTGGAAAAATGGTGGCAAATATAGGGCAAAACCTAACCATTGACACAGGACGTAAGCTTGCTTATAGAGAGGACGGAACACTTAGTAATACGTCTGTGACTGGTGATTACGATAACCTCATTTTGATTGAGGGGAGAAATAAAATCGAAATTACGGACGGATTTGAACTGAAAGTAATTCCGAATTGGAGGTGTTTATAGTGATTCAGATTTATAGTGCCGAAAATAAAGATTATGATCACAATGGAGACATGACACTTCTTCCGGAAGAACTTACCGTTCATGTAGTACTGAATGGAGAATGGACAGCAACGCTGGAGCACCAGATCGACGATGAAGGCAGATGGAAGTATATTAACGATAATGCGGTTGTTAAACTGCCATCGTTTAACGGAGAACAACTGTTTCGTATAAAAAACAAAGAAAAACAGGATTCGGGAGTGAGCGCAGAACTTACTCCTATCTTTTTGGATGCAAAAGAGGACTGCTTTTTGCTGGATGTAAGACCAACTGAAAAGAATGGACAGGAAGCGCTTAATATCATGACTGCACCGAATAAGATGTATACAGCAAAGTCAGACATTAAGAAGCTGTCTACGGCATATTACCAGACAAAAAATTTGATTGAAGCAATAAACGGCAATGATGAGAATTCTTTTATAAATCGCTGGGGCGGAGAAATCCTCTATGATAACTATAAAATTACAGTAGATGAGCGCCTTGGTGGCGATCATGGAGTGCAGGTTCTTTACGGAAAAAACATTGTAAAAGATGGGTTTTCTGAAACGATTGACATGACGGAAGTCGCAACGAGAATTATTCCGAAATCATACAACGGATATATGATTGCAGGAGAAACGCCGTGGGTTGACTCGCCGATTATAGAAAAATATCCAACAGCGCATTACAAAGTAATGTCATTCGAGGACGTGAAAATGCGTGCAGATGCATCTGAAGATGATAAAGAAAATGGCGTGATCATATGTGATACGCAGGAACAACTTGAAAAAGCATTGAGAAAAAGATGCGAAGAACAGTATGCAGCAGATGCCGACAAACCAAAGATTACCATAAAGGCAAATATGGAGCTGCTACAGAACACAGAGCTGTATGAAGATGTAAAAGAATTGGAATCTGTATCTCTTGGAGATACCGTCCACTGTAAACACTCTAAGCTCGGAATCGTATCTGATGCCAGAGTGATTGAACTGGAATGGGATGCTGTGAGGGAAAAACTCACATCCGTAACACTCGGAGAATTCCAATACAATTTCTTAGACAATGCATCTTCCGTAATGCATAGAGTAGAGCAAGCTATCAGAAATGATGGTACACTTGTCGGACAGCAAGTGCGCGGAATTATTAACGGTGTAAAAGCGCAACTGAAAGCACAATCCACGATTGCAAAAAAGCAGACTGTAAGAGCTGTGTTATTTGAAGATTTGGATCCGGAATCACCCACGTTTGGAGCTATGTGCCTTGGAACACTTGGATTCGAGATTGCATCCGAACGTACTGCGGATGGAAATGATTGGAAGTGGAGCACATTCGGAACAGGAGCTGGGTTCTTTGCAGATTTTATCGTTGCAGGAACAATGCTGGCGGACCGCATAAGAGGTGGCACGCTGGAACTTGGTGGCGCGGATAATGGCAATGGTGTAGCGAGAGTCATGGATGCAAGTGGGAACGAGATTGTGCGGCTCGATAAAGATGGTGTGTATGCGAAAGGCAGATATGTATGTGCTAATTCAGATGGAAGCCAGACAGCTACATTGTCGGAAGGAAATCTTAAATTTAAGACATCGAATTACGAAGTTGTGATTCGTGCCGGAGCGACCGGTGGACAAACAGGGTTGTTGATCTATCCGGAGCAAGGAAGCACACGAACAAAATATCTTTCGATCGGAAACGAACTCAGAGGACAATTTGACAGTGTAGCTTTGATTGCGTCTGGGAAAATGACGGTCGGCGGTTCATCGCTGGAAGTCCAGAAAGATTCTAAAGGATACTCTGCAAAAACTGGGAAAGCAGTATTTTCTGATGGAACATATCTGGAGTATGTAAATGGGTATCTGGTTGGAGGAAGTACAAAAGGAGGAAGCTTTTAAATGAGCTGGACAATCGGGAATTACGCACTATCGCAAGTGCAGATGAACGCAAATGCGGTAGAAGTGTACAAGTATTTTTCCGGAAGAGGTTGGTCTTTAAATGCAATTGCCGGAATCCTGGGGAATATGCAGAGTGAGTCTTATGTAAATCCGGGAGTGTGGCAGAACTTAAATGAAGGGAATTATTCTGGCGGATTCGGATTGGTCCAATGGACACCGGCGACAAATTATACCAACTGGGCAACGGCGAACGGATATTCAATTACGGATCCGAACGGGCAGTTATACTGGATTGATGCACTAACAGAGTCAACCGGACAGTGGATTCCAACCAGTTCTTACAATATGTCTTGGGGAGCTTTTAAGACATCCGGATCATCTCCGGAAGATCTTGCTAGTGCATTTTTAAAGAACTTCGAGCGTGCAGGCGTAGAAGTGGAATCCGCCAGGAGATCACAGGCGAGAAGTTTCTACAATTTGCTGAGCCAGTATGATACAAACTCCAAAGCAATAGAATCGGCTGTCCAGTGGGCAATTGGCATTGCGAACGATAACAGTCATGGATATGATCAGGGGAACAGATGGGGACCGGACTATGACTGCTCTTCGCTGCTGATCACAGCGTACCAGCAAGCCGGTATCAAGGTAAAAGATGCCGGTGCAACTTATACGGGAAATATGTATGCTGCATTTAAATCGTGTGGATTTCAGGATGTAACCGGTTCTGTTAATTTATCTTCAGGAAGCGGCGTTCAACGAGGTGATATCCTTTTGAATGTGGCAAGTCATACTGCAATGAGTATCGGAAATGGACAGGTTGTACAGGCGAGTCAGAATGAGAATGGAGGAGCGACAGGAGGAGCAACAGGAGATCAGACGGGGCAGGAAATCTGGTGTACAAGCTATTATAATTTTCCATGGGATTACGTTCTTAGACTTCCTGGGGGCAGCGCGGGAACCACGACCAGTGTTTATATCGTCCAGTGGATTCCTGGATAAGAAAGGAAAAAGAAAAATGAATACTATAAAAAGGGATGTTTATGTGCTTAGAAATACCATTAAGATCCCGATCGAAGTAACAAAAGGGACGGATATGTTAGGGCTTGAGTTTGCGGTCAGGGATTATGAGATTCCGGCAACGGCAGCAGCGGTTGCCTATGTTTATCATAAAAGCATGGATAAACCCAAAGGTACACTATGTGATGTTGACAACAGTGTGATCTCGTTTACACCGAGTGGTGATTTTTTTGCGGTTGGAATGAATGAACTGCAGATCAGAGTCATTAATGATGGAAAATCACTGATTTCGTTTAAAGAAACAATAAAATGCTCTGATACAATGGGATTTCCAGATGACGAGGAAGAAAAACAGAAAACCTTGGTGGAACAGCTTTTAACGAAAGTAGGAAAGGAAGAAGGGGACAGAAAAACAGCGGATGACACAGAGCGAGAAGAACGCATAGCTGCAGATGATGCGGAGAAGAAAGCACGAATTGCAGAAGAAAACGCAAGAGCAGAAGCTGATGAAGCTATCCGTGCGAACAGGATTGTTACCTTGGATGAAATTGATCTTGTAACAGAGGAAGGATTCTTCGTAGATGCACTGGCAGTTAAAGAGTTAAATAGCAATTTGACAAAAGTAAATAACATTTTAACCAATATGGAAAGTAATTTAATGGCTATAAATACATATCACATGACACTTAATACTTCTAATGTTAAAACGCCCGATTCATGGATTGAGTGTAATAGAATTGGAAATCTGGTAATGATCAATGGATGTGCCAAGATTACAAAAGCGGTTAATACATATTCCGTTTTAAACATTGCGAGCGGAGCACCTGTACCATGTTGTAATAAACAACTTTATACTGTGGCAATAGCACAAGATAATACTTATTCCAACTGTTTCCTTGAAGTTAGTAAAAGCGGTGCTGTTAATCTTCTGGTTAGATGGCAAAAAGCATCGTCAGGGGATATCTTTTATTACGAATTCTGCTATATATGCAAATAGTCATTATTTTATCCGGATTGCCCGGAGTTCAATACCATTTACATTTCTAGGTTGACTGCTCCAAAAAGCAATACCGTATGTGCCAGCAGGAACTTTTTCGATACAGGTACTGGTTAATATTGGGTAAAAACCGTTACCAAAGTTCATATAAAACGTATTTTGGGTTCGCGTTGAATTTATTCCAGTTATCCCCATTACAAACGCATCATAGCTTTGACCTTTGGCACAGGGAGTTGCTTTTAGTGTAAAGATATAAGTACCGGCGGGAATGGTCACAGTGGACACGTTATTCACCCAGGTTTCTTTTTTAGAATATGAATAATTATTTTTTACGCCACTCCAGTATTCAGTTCCTATGACATTCAAGCTATTATTTGCTTTTATCAAATCTGCTTTTATATTTGCCAAATTGCTACTTAATTCAGTACGCCAGTTGATATACTGAAAGCAAAAAGGAGCAATGTATGGAAGCGAAAATAATGGATGTATTGCGAAGAATGCAACCGGTTTTAGATGAAATGCAACTACGTGAGCTGAAAGAAGTGCTACAGATGACATTTACCGGATGCAGAGTAATCCAGGAAACGGACCTGCAGGTTGTAGACAGGAGCTGGGAAGCGGATCTGGAAGAGTTCCTGATGAGTAAAGCACTGGAAGGAAAAGCACCAAAGACAGTAAAACAATATCGGTATGAACTGGTTCGGTTACTGACCTATATCAATAAGCCAGTGAAGAACATAGATTCTGGAGATATTTCTGGATTCATGCGGGCTTATAAAATGATCCGCAAGGTAGCAAACC